CAGCGAGTGCGCCGATCTTCTCGGAGCGATCCTCAGCCTCTGCGACCTGATCGATCTTGGTTTTCTTTGACGACATAGAGGCATTCAACGCATCCCAGCGCTGCTCCTCCTCTGCGGTCAACTCGCGCTTCTCATCAGCCGCTCGAGCGAGAAGGGACTTAGCCTCTTCCCAATCGTTGCGGTACTGACCATAGAGCGCCTGAGTTACTTCAGACATTTCTATCTCCTTGTTTATACTATTTGAACCTATTCGGTGGTACGTCCAGCAGTGGTGCGAATGCCCTCGTGCTGCGCCCTAGCGATTCGGTTGCTTCATTTCCAACTTAGCAAGCGCTAGTTGGCGTTCTCGCACAGAGAACGGAACCGCACGAATCGCCTCGTCCGATCCTGTTTCCTGCGTGATTTCGACAACCACTTCAGGGCTGTCAACATCATCAGTTTCACGTAGATCTGGCGCGACCTTTCGGATCGCGAGATCTAGTGTTTCTGCTGCTTCGGCATCCGGAGCCCCAGCAAGCAGCGTGTCGAATGCGCGCATAAGTTTCTGCGCATCGATCTCGGTGCGCTGTGAGAGCGCACGAACAGCGCCTAGTCCTACCGTAGCAGGATAGGCTGGCTCATGTCCAGTAAGCAGGCTCACTTCGTGCAATCGCACATTCTTCAGCTCTCGCACTCCCTCGTCGTTGTATCCGTCACCCTTGGACGGAACGCTGAAACCGAACGACATACCCATCGCAGCTCCGTCGCGTCGCAGCATAGCAGCGAGGTCGGATGCGAACGTCACCTCCGGATTCAGGGATACGCGAACCTTAAGTCCGCGATCATCTTCCTGAAGTGAGAGTGTGCCTGTCTTGGTTGATCCAAGGAAGTACTTAGGATCGTGATCCTGAAGCGCCTTCACTTCCCATTCTCCCCTGCCTGCAGCAGCAACAGACTTGCTGAATGCTCCAGGACGGATTACTTCACGGAATGATAGACCTTCGGACTCGGCATTGAAGATAGCGGCATATCCTTCGAAGGTATGTCCGTCGCCTTCCTGCCGAATCTCGGTGTGGAACTGCCGATACTCGATAGCCATATTCTTGTTCTCCTTGCGTTCAGCATTATCTGAGATGTTTTCAGCCCATCGTTTGCCAGCATCGCCACCCCAGAGAGCCCAAGCGATCCTGCCGTTGCTAGGATATCCGTCCTCTCCTGGACTGAATCCTTCAGCCTGCTTGTCCACTTCGTGGCGTGCGAAGAAACTCACCATACGCTGAACTGTATCGAACGGCAATCTGCGTCCGTTAACAATATCGCGTGCGCGTGCGATTCCGATTTCAGTTCCGCCACGACCGAACTCGCTGCGCCAATCAAGACCGCGCTGCGCTTCGGATTTCATTGCATCGTTCGTTTCATATCCATCCGGATTGATCGGAGCGCGCTTCTGCGCTGCGGAATAATCTTCCTGATCTTCGTCATCTTCTTTTTGCGCTGTGTCCTCTGGTGTTTGCTCGCCAGCTGGCTGCCAAGCATTGCAGTAGTACGCTCCGCTGACATAATCATCCCATCGTTCGCACCACGCTTTGTCACCCTGCACATTTTCTTCATTATAGAATCTGCAGTTGCCGCAAGCGCGACCCTCGGGAACGTCATCCGCGAGTGCTGGGCGATAGTTATCTGGCAGTGCGCGCTCGCCTCCTGGCTCGATTTCCTCTGCGACTGAGAGCGCGACCATTTGGTCAATCGCGTCCTGCTTGCTGCTGTGGCAGCCTAGGACTTCGCCGTCACCCTTAATCGTAGCCCAACCTTCGCATCCATCTGCCGAGTCAGTGATATAGTACGGCATCAGTTAGGTACGTAAACCCAATACGAGATGGTGTGCGTAGAGGAATCGGTGATTCCGTAGATTGCGTCATTGCGACCAACCTTGAGCGTCACCATATTCGCTGCCTGCAGTCGGAATCCATTCAACAGTGTTACGTCGGATTCACCGATAAACACGTCCTTAGTTTTAGTTTCGAATGTGATCTCACATTTGTCTGAGTTCGTCGCGTCGAAGATTAGAGTAGCGGCTGTTCCCAGCGTAACTTGTCCTGCTACAATGCTCATTTTGGCTCCCTCATGCAGTCGCGCTTGGCGTGTCGCCAGTATGCGAGATATTAATATCCACGAGATTGGCTGCCTGATCTGGCTCATATCCAGCCTGCGTTAGCATGGCTGCAATGTCAGCGCGCTGGCGTAGCGACGCAATACCTGCGTCTGCTTCGTTCAGCGGCATGCGATAAGAATCGCCAGAATCGATAGGCTGCAGATCCTCGAATCTTCGGATGTCATTAACAGACAGCCATCCTTCCTGCAGTCCGATGCGATATGTTTCGAATCGATCCTTAGTAGTTCCGCGAAGCAGTGAATCCATGGTGAACTTGACGAATGCGTCCGGAACCAGAATCAGGGTGCTCAGCGGTCGCTCGATCATCTCAACTAGGGGACGAAGCGTATACTGCACGAACGCGAGGTTCTGCTGTTCCACGCTGGCGTATGAAACAGCGCCAGCTACCGTACTCTGAATCAGATTTGTTGGCACGCGGAAGATGCGCGCTACTTCCTCTACCGTGAACTGACGCGAAGCAAGCAGCTGCGCGTCCTCTGGTCGGAAGGCTAGCGCCTTAAATGTGGCACCGCCAGTCAGCACTCCTGGAGTGTGGATGTTAGATCCAGAGTGATGGCGTGCCCAGCCTGCCTTCAGTGCTTCCGCTTGTTCTTTGGTCAGTTCATTTGGCACCTCGATGATGCCTGTCGGCGTTGAACCTGTTCGGAAGAAGTGCGTCGCGTAGTCTTCAAGTGTCAATCCGAGCGATAGCGTATTGCGGAGCTGCGAAATCGGATTGATTCCACGCATTTCACCAGGAAGCGCAATAAGTGGAATATGCAGGATTGTTTCCTGACCGTAGACAATCGGATTCGATCGCTCATCTTGGTATACCTTGTACTTTACAACGCGATCTTCGCGGAAGATATCTACGCGTCGCGGATCCAGCACGCGCACTTCAAGCACGCGACCCTGCTCATCTCGTGGCGCATAGAGGAATGCGTTGCCGTCAATGAAGAGCGACACCACAGTTTCGCTGATGAGCTGGTTGATAGTATATGTTGGCTCATCCGGAATCGGCGTGAGCATCCATGATGGCTTCTGCCCATTCGTTCGGAATGGTCGGCGAATGCCATTCTCGCGGCGATACGCGTCAACAGGGAAAGAAGAAACTACGTCAGCGAGCAGCCGCACGCTTGCGTATGCTGCGCTTAGTCCGAGTGCTGCCTTACTGTCGATTTCGCGCAGCCCCATGAATGGAACCTTATCGAATGCCAGTGGCGTAAGATTCTGTAGGCTCAGCGAGCGCTGCTCCTGTCCTCCGATGATTCGGCGTAGAATGCTCACTTGCTATCTCCTCGTCTGTATCCAATAGTGATCATGAGCGCGCCGAACACAACTAGCATACTCATTGGGTCAATAGCCCACAGTCCTACTAGCACGCAAATAGCGCCGATGATTTCAAGCAGATTGCTCATAGGCTGATAAACTCCACATTCGGTGTCTTTTCAGGCACTTCGGTAAGCAGACTGCCAGCGCGGCTATATGCCATGATGGCTGCTACAATAAGGTCGATCTTCTTGTTTTGCTCGCGCCCTTTGCGGATCTGTGTTCCGTGACGCGAAGTATATGGCGTAGCATTGTCGACGTGTCGCGCGAGGCGCGAATCGCCGTTGTGCTTTAGTCGCTTATTAACAACTGCATCATAGAGCGCAGCTGTTGCTGGAACCATGCGAGCAGGGCTCTGCGGAAACTCCACGATAGGCAGACCAGCAGATTCCCATTCTTCCATGGAGCGCTGCCACCTGAACGGATCGCATACGATTTCGCGTACGCGGTAGTTCCGGAAGATTTCCTCCATGCGCGCTTCGACTTCTCCGATTGGCACACGCCAAGAGAGATCATCTAGTGGGCGCTCCCAATGTCCTAGCACGAAGATAGCGCCATCGGCGATGCGGCAGCCAACGATAGCAGTGCTGTCGTTGCTGAACGATCCGTCGAACGCTACCACGATATCGTCTTCAGCGCCGAGATCCAGTGTCGGATCAGCGCACGCATCCCAAGTGCCAGCTGGCAGGAATGCGGCAGCCGAAGCAGTCCACATGTTCAGGCGCTTCGTCTTAAACTCTGCCTCCGGAGTGCGCTGTTTAGCGCTAAGCAGGTCGGCGATGTCGAGAATCGCAGGATCGCTGAGCAGTCCTGGATTCGCATGCGACCAGAGATCCGGATTGTCGTACGCGTCCTCGTCCGCTTCCCACCATGCCATACCCAGTGTCGGGTCTTCATGTTCTCCTGCGATGCGTCGGCGCGCTAGTTGGTACAAGGTATACGCGATGCTGTCAGTTCCCGTCATGTCGACGCGTGGACCTGCGGTAGTAATCGCGATCATCATTGGCGAGCGCCGCGCACCCATCGACAAGGATAGCACGTCAAACAGCTCGCGCGATTGCCAAGCGGCTAGCTCGTCGGCGATGACGAGCGTAGCGCTTAGACCTTCCTTCGTGAATGCCTCACTGGACAATGCACGATACAAGGTACCAGTACGATGGAACTCGATAGCGTCGCGGTATACGCGAGTCTGTTTTGCGAGTTCTGGTGAAAGATCGATAGCGCGCTTCGCGTGGCTCATGACTAGTTTAGCCTGATCACGGT